CCGCTAGGGTAGGGAGGGTCCGGGAGACGGCCCCTCAGCGGCCTTTAAAATCGATTTCTGGGTCGATCTGAGTAAACCTAGAGCGCCGAGCCCGGCTCGATTCTGAGATCGGTTCTGATCCACATCAGCGGCTGAGGCGAGACCGTCAGGCTCTGCACCGCGACGCTGATCGCGGCCCCGTCGCCTTCGGCGATATACCAAATCGTGTCGGTCTGCGCCGATCGCTCCCACGGCGTGGTGTTCCACGGCGTGGTGTTCCACGGTGTCGGCATGCCGACATGGCTGGCAAAGATCGTCATCACCGGCGGGTTGTAGTCGTAACCGAGACCGAACTGGTATTCGACGCTCTGCGCCGAGCGCATGATCGGCCGGATCGCCGCCACCCGCTTTTGCGTCGGCGTGCCGAACAGGTTCCAGGCCTGCTGGCCAAACGCGATGATGTTGGTGATCGTGCCGCTGACGAGCTCGTCGCCGCCGGGCACGCCGAACTGCACGACCCTGCCGTTTGTGGTGCCGAAATAGAGGTTGTCATTCCACACCGCCCAGCAATAGGCCGGCAGGTTGGTGTAACGGCACCAGGCGTCGAGCCCGGTGTGGTAGACGTGCTGCTCGAAGGTCCGATTGCCGTTGGCATCAAGCGCGATCAATGGCACGTTCATGACGAGCCGCCGGCCAAACCCCCAATAGATCGCCTGCCAGCCGGTCTGACCGCGGCCCTGACTGACCGCGGCCTGGCAGGCGCCGGCCGCCTTGGAGCGCGGCGGCACGGTGCCGAGCTTGAGCGCGATCATCAATTGCGACAATTTGGTGTAGTCCGAGCTCGTGATGATGTAGCTGTCGCCGCCATAGCGGCAGATCGCCCGCTGGCCGATCGGCGCCGGCGTCGTGTAGATGCCAACCAATGCCCAATTGTTGGGGTCCGAGGGATCCGTGCCGGAATAGACCAGGACCTCGCCGGTCGTCAATGTAAAGATCGTGTAAGTCGCGATCCCCAGACCGCCGTCATAGGTCAGGTTTTGCACGTTGACGAGGTAGGCCCCATCGGGGACCGTCATCTCGAACGGGAAGTAATCGAGATTGCCGGTGATCGCGTAGAGACCGCCATACCAGAAGCCGGTCGCGGAATTGGTCCAGAAATAGAGCCGATTGTGGTTGGTCTGCACGCCGATCAACTTGGTCGGGTCGAGCGGATAAGTGCTGCTCGGATTCTGCACAAAGCCGGCCGGCGCGAGCGTCGTGCCGTCGTAAGATTGCGGCGCATCATTGCCGTTCACCCAGAACAGGCGATGGTTGAACATCGCCGTCTGCCACCAGCCGCTGGTAAAGCCGGCGCCGAGCTGCAAATTCTGGTCGACGCCCCAAATCTTGTCTGACGTGGCACCAAGCAGATGGGTCAAGCCGGCCGAGGTCCACACCGCCAACGTGGTGATCGTCTGGGCCTCGCCGACGGTCTGATAGAGCTGCGAGCCTTCGCGCAACCGCACCCCGCCATAATCGGGCTGCCAATTGTCGAGGGTGATGGCGTCCTGCGGGTCCATCGCCTCGTACGGGTCGCGGGTGTTCCAGCCCTTGCCCGGCGCCGGCAACACCTGGGGGGTTGTCAGCCGGCGGGCGCGCGCCTGCTTGCGCTGGAGCGCGACGGCACGCTGCGCGCTGAGCGCCATCACACCATACTGCCGGTCAAGAGTGCCGCCAGTGTGTCCGAGGGCGACATACCCCCGCCGCCCATCCCCATCGCCTGATAGGCAGGGCTCAGCACGTCGGCCTGCTGTGCCGCCGGCAATTGCGCGGCCCTCGCCGCCTGCGGCCCGACCGCCCCGCCCGACAGCCCGGCGAGCACCGCGGCCAGCGGCGAAACCTCACCGGGGTTCTGCGGCACTCCCGGTGCCGGGGTGGCCGCTTGCGGCATGCCGGCCGGGGTCAGACCCGCCGGCTGGGCGCCGGCCGGCTGCGGGATCGTCGGCATGACCGGCGGCGCCATCGTGCCCGGCGGCATCGCCATCGTCGCCGCCGGCGGCAATGTGCCCCAGCTCGGCCTCGTCGTGCTCGGCGGCACCGACGGCAGAAAGCCGAATCCGTCCATCTCAGATCCCCCAGGGCTAGATGCCGAGTGTTCCGGGTGGCAGTTGCGGCTCCGGTATCACGCCGATCAATGGCCGCACCCCGATCCTGATCACCGGCGGCACCCGCGGCGTTTCCGACAATGTCCGCGGCACGCCCTGCGGCACCTGCACCAGGGTCGGGCGCTGCGGCTCGACCGGCCGGCCCGAGCGGACCGCCGGCGCCGCCCGCACTTCCGTCGACAGCGCCGGCGCCGAAGCGCGAGCGGCCAGCTGCGCCGCCATCTCCTCGGCAGTTAGCGGTGCCGCCGGCGCGCTCGCGGGACCTGGTCCTGGCCTGAAAGGCGGCGGCCGCCCGAGCCAATCGGGTGGCGGCTGCGGCTGCTCGAAGGGTGCGATCCGCGCCGCGATCTCCGGCGGCAACGGCGGCATCTGCTGCATCGCGGGGGGCGGCGGCACCGGCGGAAACGCGCCGAGCGAATACTGGCCGATAAAATCGTCGCGTTTGACCGCCGGCACCAGGTTGAGCGTCTGCGTGCCGCCGTCGCGCGCCACCGCCTTGTCGATCTGCCGCTCGGCCTCGTCCTTCTCCTCGTCATAGGCCAGACCAATGCGGCGCAGCATGCGCCAGATCGCATCGAGCTCGACCAGGTTCTCGCCGAGGATGCATCTATCGTTGTCGCCGGTCCAATCGACGGCCATCGGACCGCCGGCGGTCTGGATGTACCAGCCCGACTGGTACTCGAAGACAAAGGACGAGGTCTGGTCGGTGCTCGCCACCGCCGGGTCGATCGAGAACATCGTCGGCTGGCCCGACCCCTCGCCGCTCGGAACCCGGATGCGGTAGCGCCGCCACATCGTCGCCCGGCCGTAGATCGAGTTCTTGTAGAGTTGCCAGGCTTGCGGGCTGAGCGCTCCGCGCATCGCCCAATAGCGGCTGCGCTCCCACACCGTGTCGTTGACCAGACGGAAGAAATCGGCCGGCAACGCATAGTCCGAGGCCCCGGTCGCGGTGAAGGTGTACTCGATGATCGTGTTGGTCCACAGCGCCCGCCGGTGCAACGCAAAGGCGGCCCGCCGGCTCTGCGCGATCAGCCGCCGCGCGGTCGGCAATTTGGAGCCCCACAATGGCGTCGGCGGATCGTCGATCCCGAGATCGCGGGCGACGTTGGAGCAGATCGTGGCCAGGGTCATGCGCGGACCTCGACGAGTCGCGGCAAAGCATCGAGGCGCTCGACCTGGACCTCGCCGCCGCACCACACGCTGAAGCGGCAGGCGATCTCGACCGCCTGGTCGGCGCGCGCTCCCATCGCCAACGCGCCAAAGGCGATCTCGGCGCCGGCCCCGCGGGCGTAGAACGGCGCCTCGACCGGATAGCTGCGGCCGTTCTGATCAAAGATGCTGACCCGGCCATTGGGGCTGACCACGATCGCGGCAAAGCCGTGGTCCTTGTCGGCCGCCTCCCAGGCGTCCTTGCCGCCGGCGAGAAACCAGTCGCGAAACCCGGTCACATCGCCGGCATAGCCGGCGAGCCCGAGGAGAGAGCCATCCTCGCGCCGCGCCAATTTGGTGACGGCACCGGTGATCAGCCCCTCGTTGTTGCAGACCTGGCTGTCGGCCGCCATGACCCCGTCGCGGTAGACGATCACCGTCATCGCCGGTCGCGCTGATCGAGGCGGCGGCCGAGCTCGCGGCTGATCCGGCCGTTGGCGCTCGAATTGCCGGGGTTGTTCTTTTTCCCCCCTCCGTTGGCATTGCCGCCGCCGAGCGGCTTGGCGTCAAGAGCACGCGCGCGCTTATTGATCCAGGCGCGCGTGGCCTCCGGCGTGCTTGAACGACCCAGCGACTGCTTGGCCCGACGCAGATCGGCCTTGTTGCGGATCGGAAACTTGTCGGTGCCGGGCTGCGTCTGCCCTTTCGCCTCGGCCTGGCGTCGCCCCGCCGCGCTGACCGAGCCGCCAGGCGTCCGAAATGCTGCCGCCATCATTCACCCCCTTGCCCGCTGTTGCCCGGCATCGACGCGGCGGGAGATCTCGCTCGAGATCCTCGAGGACCCGGCGCGAGCTTTGCGCCGCTTGGCTTGGCCGGTCTGGTTGAGCGCGATGGCGATGGCCTGCTTGGGGTTGGTCACGGTCTGACCCGACCCCGATTTCATCTCGCCTTCTTTGAACTCGCCCATCGCCTTTTTGACAAAGCGCTGCTTGCCGGCCTTGGTCTTGGCCTTGCTGTCGGGCATCAGACTGCGTCGGGCTGGCCGGGCTGCAATGGCTCGCGCTCTTCGGCCTCGGCCGCCTCCGCCTCGGCCGGCTGCTCGAATGACTGGTAATAGGCGGCATAGGCGGTCTGAAACTCGGCCGCATCGCTGATCGTCGCGACCCTGACCGCCTCGCGCCGGCCGCCATCGACCAGCGGGCTCTCCTCGTAGTCCATGATGCCGACCAAGAGTCGGCGCCCGTCGTTGAGGTCCTTGGGCCCGTTGCTGTCCTCAAAAAACCTGACCTGACGCATGCTGTCCTCCTGCGATTAAACCATCACCACCTGCGATTAAACCATCACCACCGGCAGCGGGTGGGCGCGTGACCAGGGATAGCGGGTGTTGACCCGCGGGTCGCTGCCGGTGGTGACGAGCACGCAGGGCAGCGGATTTTGCGCGGTCGGCGGAAAATAAGTGGCATCGCCCCCGCGATCGGCCGCGCCGCTCACCTGGTGCACCGGCAGCGGGCGCGTCCAACTCGGCGGATACCAGGTGCCGACCGCCGGCACCGCACCGCTGACCACCTGGATCGGCAATGGGTTGGCCCGGGTCGGCGGCCAATAACCGTCGATCCCGGGGTCGGCACCGGTGGTGATGAGCTCGATCGGCAATGGTGCGGCACTCTGCGGCGGGAACCAAGTCCTCGTCGTAATCGGCGGTGGGGGCGCCCCGCCGGCGAACGCTGCCCGATCGGCGGCCTCGACGGCGCCGAGCGTGCCGGTGATCGTCGGCAACGCACCAAGCGCGCCGGCGAAGGCCGCGGTATCGGCGGTCTCGGTCGCGGCGAGTGTGGCGGTGATGGTTGCAAAGGCACCGGCCCCGGCGAACGCTGCGAGATCGGTGGTCTCGGTGGTGCCGAGCGTCCCCGTGATCGCGGGGAAGGCGACGGCCCCGGCAAAGCTCGCGGTGTCGGTGGTCTCGGTGGTGCCGAGCGTCCCCGTGATCGCGGGGAAGGCGACGGCGCCGGCAAAGTTCGCGGTGTCGGTAGTCTCGGTCGTCCCCAAGGTGCCGGTGATGGTCGGCAAGCCCGCCGCCGGGATGAACGAGGCGAGCACGGCACCGCCGCCAGTGGCCGTACCGCCACCGGGTATAGTCCAGATCGGAGCGATTGCCTGAGCGCTCGGCTGGACATAGTACGCAAGACCGGTGCCGTAGGAAGCACCTGCCACAAATCCCTGGCTGTCGCTGATCGTCAGCCCGCTGCCGATCGTCATGGACCCGCTTTGGCTGGCGGACATATTGAGAGTGTAGCCCGCCACGATTAGCGAGCCGTCTTGCAACGGCGTCAACGAGACGCAAGGCAGGGTAGTGCCGCTGGTTATCGCCGCACTGGCGGTATGCTGATCGAGCGGCGATGTGCCGGCAGCGACCGAGCCCGACCACGCCTGCACCGCTACCGAGGCGTAAATTACCGTCGACGCGCTGTTGGAGACGGTGAAAGTATGCGACGTCGCGGTCGTCGGATTATGACAATACCACCACCGGGTCTGACAGCCCGATGCAGGCGCAATCGTGTCGATTACAGTCCAGGTATTGCCGGCGCTGTCGCCTAACGACAGTGCGGCTAACCCAGCCTGTGTACAGGGAGCACTAACAATGATAAGATCGGCACCACCACTGAGGGTATTTATCGCAGAGGTGGTCGTGTATGTGGCGCCGCTCCCCACCGCAACAGTGTGACTGACTAAATTCCAAGCCATAACTGGCCTACCGCAGCATCAGCCGGCCGACACTGTCATCTGCGCCATGTCGAAGAGACGCGCCATCAATCGGCGCGGCGGCGATAGATCCAGCCGAAACCGAGCAGGAAGCTACCGAGCATGGCCAGCGCGGTGGGCTCGGGGACAGTCGCCTGCGAGATCGTGTCGGTAATTGCCGTCGCTACGGAGTTGGCGTCGGTGGTGATGATCTGAGTTACCGCCAACTGTGTTGTAAGTTCGGCCAGATCCAATGTTTCTGGACAGGTGTCGCCGGCCGATGGAAAATGCCGGGTGCAGTCGAAACTGAGCGCCGGGTTGGTGGCACTGACATTAATCGGTGTCCCGGTGCCGGTGAGTGTCACCACCGCCGGAGTGCCGGTCGCATTAAACGTCAGATCTTTCTCGAGATCGTGGATCAGGAACCCGTTGGCGAGCGCGGGGTCGATGGCGACAGTGTAGTCGACGCCACCAGTCAACGACTGCGCGACGCTGCCCTGAAAGCCGATTGTGACCGCGCCGGCGAAGGGCATGGCGAAGGTAAACACAGTGCTGCCCGCACCGGTGATGGCACCATTGACGCTAAAGCCGCCAAAAATCTTGTCGGCGGCCTCGACGCAGTTGCCGCTCGAGCCCGTGCCGGTCAGCAAGAAGCTGCCGGCAACAGCGCTACCATCGGCGACGGTCATGGTTGTGCCAGTGCAATACGATGGTGCCGCCTGGGCGTACGTTGCCCACAGCAACGGCAGTGCGGCGCAAGCACCGTACAATACTCTGTAGTTCATGTCTTTCATCCTCTATCCATGTTGGATGCTGCCGGAGGTGATCTGTACCACCTGCGTCGCGGTGATCGAGAGGCTCGACAGGTTCACGTCGGACCCCGATAGGCCCACCGACAACCCCGAGATCAGGATGGTGCCGGTGTGATCTTTGAGTCGTGCAAGCGCCGCGGTTCCCGTGGTGCTGGCGGTGCCAGAGCGCGGCACCGCCATCGTGATAGTTTGGGCGGCCTCGGTGAAGGAGGGGAAACCCAGGTTGATGATCACCAGGACGTTGGCAAACCCAGCGTTGCCGATCTCCATCGTCGCGGGTGAGCCTGTAGAAGCACCGGCATCGAGTGCCGTGATTACCGCGGTCATCCGGGTGTCCTTCAAGCTGTTGGCATAAACCACCGCCATGATCGCCTCTCCTTTAACTAGGCCGGCCGCTCGCGGCCGAGGGTGGGGCCGTCGTCGCACACATAGAGTGTCGTCACGAGCGGGCCATCGGCCGCTCCTTACTTGCCGCCCGAGAGCGGCATGCCGCCTTAGGCCGCCTCCTCGTCCTCCACAGCGGCCTCTTCGGGGGCCGTTTCTGTGTCCGCCGGATCCTGGCGGTGGCGGCTGCGATGCGAGCGGATCGGCCGCGCCGCAATCGCATCGAGCGCCGAGCGCGTCACCTTTGCACCAGACAGCCCCGGCAAGCGCGCCTTGGCGAGCTCGACCGGGTCCTCCTCGCCCGGCACCAGGGTGGCAAAGCCGCCCATCCGCGCCTCGCGCTCGCCGACCCTGGTCGACAATGCCACCAGATGCCGGGAGAGCTCCTCGACCTGGGTCTTAAGACTGGCGACCTCGCTGCGCAACAGATCGTTCTCATGCACCATCTTGCTGGTGAAGGCTTCGGCCTGCGCCTCGTCGAGCCAGCCGCGGGCGCGGTCGCGCAGCATTTGACCGCCCATGCCGATCCCCTGCACCGCGACATCGGAGAGCCCGGCGAGCTCCTCGACGGTGCGGATCTGCAGGTGCTTCAATTCGGCGATCATCGCCTTGTTCAAGATCGGCCACTCTTCGAGCGGGGTGCCGTTCAGCACCGCATCGTGGCCGGCTTTGAACGCGCGATATTGCTCGGGCCAGCGCTCGCGGTGCTCGTCGGTGACTTCCTTGACCAGCACCGAGGCGATCATACCGGGGATGATGATCCTGACCCGCTCGCGCTCGATAAAGATGTCGCGGCCGGCATCGAGGCTGGCCCGGGTGTCGCGCACCGTGTCCATAAAGAATTCGCCGCGGACATGGTTCGCGGGCGCGCCATAGGTGCGCGAGTACTCAGCATTGCCGAGCATCAAAACCTCCTGAAGCGTAAAAAAGGATTAGTTCGGGACGACGAGCGCCCGGAACCCGGTGCCGCCGCTGTTGATCGCCCCCATGGTCACCGGCTGCAACGTGTTGACGCCGGCGCGGTTGGTCAGGATGCCGAGGAGGGAGGTTTGCGAATCGGCGGTCGGAACGTTGATCTGCACGGCCGCGGTCCGGGCGATGCCGCCGGCTGCCGTGGCGCTAATCGTCACATAGCAGCCGTTGGCGGTGGCGGTCCAATTTTCGGCCGCAGTGGCGCCGATCTGCGCATTGCCGCCGACCGTCTGGCCGAAATTCATGTCGCCGCCCTGCGGGCTGTTGCTCAGTCGGCGGTAACGAAACATCAGCGCACCCGCCGGGCGCAGATTTTGCCGGCGGCATTTGGCGCCCCAGCCGAGAACGTCATTTGCGCCAGCAGATAGACCGTCGTCGTCGCGGTGAGGCTCATGCGGCACACGGTCAACGGGCAATTCGTGTTGCCGGGGAAGCTCGCCCATGCTCCGAAGTTAAACGTGCTGTTGTTGTCGGCCGTCGCGGTTATCGTCGTCCCCGTAGTGATCTGGCCGGTCAGGACTGTGGTCGACCCGGCCGTCACGTTGTTGAAGATCACCTGGCCCCAAACATCCCAATCCCCGGCGGTCAGCGAGATCGTGGTGATGATGGCCGGCGTCGTCGAAACCAATAATGGCCCGTTGCCCGCTCCAACCAATGCGGTGACATACTCGCCGATCTGTCCGGCAGCGGCGTTTGCCGCCAGCGGCGAGACGACGAAGCCAGGACTCGTCACAACCCCGGTCAGCGTCAAGGCACCCGACAGGCTGCCGCCCATTCCCATCCAGGCATTGCCGGAGGGCACCAGGAGCCCGATCTGACCAACCCCGAGCTGGATCGGCTGATTGGCGCTGGCGAAGCTGATGCTCTCGGTGGCGGCCGGATAGATGCTGAGCGGATAGCCGCTGCCCGGCGAATTCAGCACCACGTTCAGATATTGCCCCATCGCCGGCGGCAGGCGGACCCCCTGGTTCGCGGCAGTGGTGACGATTTCGGCGAAATTATTGGTCAACAGCGGTGCGGTGCCCTGGGTGGTGCCGCCGGCATTGAGCACCACCGGGGGCTGCGAGCCGAGCATCCGGGCGAGTGTGGCCGGGGTCCCGGCCGCCATGATTTCGCGTCTGCTGGCCATTTTATTAGGGTATTCCCAACAACTTGGCCTGGGCGGCCGGCATTTTCGCCCCGATCAGATCGCGCATCTTTGGCGTGCCGGCGGGCGGCGGCTTGTTCGAGCCGAGCAAGCGCGCCTGGGCGGACGGCATGCCGCAGTTCATCAGCTCGCTCATGCGCGCCGCCCCGTTCCGCCCATCGGTCCCGAGTAGATGCGCCAGATAGAACGGCATGCCGGCGCGCATCAGATCGTGTCGGTTCGCTGCCACCCGCACTCTCCCTTCTTTAGGCGATCGTCGCCCGGCTGATCTCGCACGACACCGTCGCATCGGTGGTCAGCGCGTTGGCCGCGACCACCGCCGCATCGAGGACGCCCGTCGGCAGCGGGCTGATTGAGACCCCGGCATCGCCGACCTGTCCGGCGGTGGCCGAGACAACGACGTTATGCCCGGCGGTGAACGCGGTTGCGGTCTTGGCGATCCTCGCCAGCCCGGAGATCTGAAACCAGCCGTATTGACCAGCGCCGATCGCCGCCATCGCCACCGCCACCGGCAAACCGTGTAGGGTCGCCACCGCCAAGGCGGTGCCGCCGCTGCTCTGGTTGTAGGTCACCAGACTGCCGGTGACGACACCGGCGACCCCCGACCCGTAGACAAACTCGCCACCGCCCAATGTCGGATCGACGGCGTGGGCGAGCATCCCCGGCATGGCCGGCGGGCGCGGCGCCGTGTCGACCTGCCCCATCCCCGGCATACCGATGATATCGTCTTGGAACGAATAAGCCATCTCTTGGAACTCCCTCAGTTGCGCAACTGCCGCGATCAGTTGATGATCGAGCCCTGCAAGAACGCGTTCGACATGGTCATGTTACCGGCCCAGGCGACCAATTTGACCATCGCGTCTTGATTGACCGTAAACCGGTCGGGATTAAGCGGAACCATGTTACGCTCGCGATGTGGTCTTAGGAAGATGTAATCTGTATTTAAAAAATACATGTGGTTGCTTGGCGCACCCGCGAGGGTTGCCCAGGTGATCCCGCCGCCGATCGGACCGCCCACCACCGAGCCCGCGGCAACGCCTTGGAAACCGCCGTCGAACACCACGTCGGCGTCCATGAATTTGAGCGTCTGAAAGCCGGCGACGCCTTCGTTGGTCGAAGTGATGCGCTGGATCGCTTGCAAGCTTTCCCAATAAAAGCTAAAATAGGCGTTGTCGGCAATTATTAGATCTGGTCTGTCGGTGCCGCGCGCTTGATTAAGCCACTGCCGGTTCATCATCGTTTGGATCGTGGCTGTACCTGCAGTTAGTCCAGCTGTAGTGAAGGAACCCACCGAGCAGCGCCAGAACGGCCACAAACCGCGATCGATGCCGCCAACCACGCCGGAGGTCTGGACATCGGCGACCAATAACTGCAGCCCGCCGATCTGCTTGCCGCCATCGAGCGTGCCGTCGCCGTAGCAATCGCCGGAGACGCCGTTGGTCATCGTCCGCTCGGCGTTGCCGATGCGGCTTTCGAGCAGATCGATCATCCGCTCCTCGCCGGAGTTCTGCAGTTCTTCGAGCCCGCTGATCGACACCGCAACCGCGGCCTGTGCCCACGGGTACTGTGCCGCGGTGAACACGTCCGACGGGCTGACGTTCAAGACATCATAGCCGGAATAGCGCTTGTAGGTGCCGTTCTCCGAGTATTCGAGCTCTTGCACGATGGCTTGACCGCCATCGACCGGCTTGATCTTCCCCCTTTCGCTTAGCCGGGAAAGAATAGCGTTGTTCTTGGTCACGTTGTCGGCAAGTTTGCGCGACCGGTTGTAGAGCGTAGTCGTCGTGATCTCGCCCCAATTCGGATTTGGTGAAGGCAAAGCTCTCCTCCTGCGAGCCCGAGCTCAGGCTCGTCATTCAAGGGAATTGCGAAATGCGACTAGATGCGGCCGCCGCGGGTGCCGCCGCTCATGTTGGCGCGGATCTCGTCGCGGATGGTTCGGTCGCTCGGCGAGCTTGAATTCGGCAGCTGGCCGGAGGTCGGCGCTCCGGTGATGCTCGAACCCGCGCGGCGCGCGGCCTCGGTTTTGGCCCTGCGGTCTGCCGCACCCTGCCTGTCCTCGGCTTCACGCTGCGAGGCGAGCGCACGGTCGCGGGTCCCGGAATTGGCCCACACGGCGCGGTCGTACAGGTCCTTGAGGATTGGGGTTCGGCCTGCGAGCTGATCGGCTCGGGCCAGACCCATCATCTCGTCCTGCAATTCCGCAAAAAACGGATGTGCGAGGTTGCCCTCGCCGTCCTTCTCATTGGCAAAGCTCTCGATCTCGCGCTGCGCCCCCTGCAGGCGCGCGGCACTGTCCTGATCGATGCGCGTTTGCTTGTCCTGCTCCAAGGCGCTCAAGCGCGCGTGCAATGCCGGATGCATGCCGGTCGCGGGATCGGCGCCATTGCCAACCCGCGCCGGCGGCTGACCGCCTCGGAGATACTGATCATAGCCATCTGGATGGGAGCCATCCTGCGGCAAGGATTGCGGCGTGCGCCCGCTGGGGTCCGCCGAAAAGCCGCGCAATTGGTTGAGAAGGCGTGCGATCTGACCGGGATCGGCCCGGTAATTGTGGATCATCCGGGCGATGATCTCGTTCTGATACTGCGGATGGGCGAGCCCGAGCTCGACCTGGTGCCAGATCTTGATCACATCCTTTGGCGCGCGGCCTTGGTTCTCCAGGATCTGGCGCTGCGCCGGGATAAAGATCTGGTCGAGGTCGCCAAATTCCTTTTCGAGGTAGGAACCGCGCTGCAATCTCTGCGTAAAGCCGCCCTCCATGCGCTTGTACCAGGAGAGCGTCTGGCGCCGGACCTCCTCGGGCCAGCTGGCGTAGATCGCCTTGTCGGCGGCCGACCAGTGCTCGGGTGCCGTCGTCTCCCGGCCTTCACGCGGCGCCTCGGGCTCGCCGGCGGGCGGCACCAGGGGTTCTCGGCGCGCCGGGCCCTCTTGCTCCTCGCCGGCAGGAGGCTCACCAGCGGGCTCCGCAGGGGTTTCTGGCACGCCTCGCGGCGGCGGCTCACCGGCGGCCGCGGCGCGGCGCGTCCGGCGCGGCGGCTGTTCGCCCTCGGTCGCGGCCGGCGCGGCCCCGCCCTCGCCCGAGCCGCTCTCGGGCTGTCTCTCGCCGCTTGTCGACTCCTTGGTGATGCCAGCGATCAGACTGCGCAGATCGTCGGTTGGTGGTGAATTCCCGACCGGCGGATTGCCGGTGTCGGCTGGATCGTCGGCCATCTCAGATCCTCGCACTGGTGTTCAATCGGGCGCCGATCGGCGCGCCACGGCCGGTCATCGTCGTGCCGCGCGCCTGGTGGCGGGCGTCTTCGAGGTCCTCGCGCACCGAGGTCTGGCGCGGCCCGGGGCGGTCTGCCTTGGGCTCGGCGCCGAGCTTGTGCAGGACGAATTCGACACAGCGGGTCGAGCCGGCGTTCTCGCTGTCGCGTCCCTCGGCCGAGATCACCTTCATCTCGCCCTCGACCCGGAAGGTGTCGCCGACCTTGGGCATGCCGGCGATCCCGAGCGTCTGGAGCTCGGGCTCGTGCAATCGCAGATGCATGCCGTGCGGGTAGTCTTCGGCGCCCATCGACGGACCCAGCGCATAGCGCTCCCGCTCGGCTTTCTTGGCGCGGTCCGAGCGCTTCATGTCGTGGATTTTCACGGCTTTAGGATCCTTTCGATCTGCGGCGCCTGGTAGCCGGCGTCGCGCAGCGCCCCTTCGGCCATGGTTCGCCGCTCGCCGGGGTCGCGGGCGAGCTCGCGTTTGATGTCGGGGACGATCTCGCCGGCGTCGGCGAGCGGCCGCGAGGCGGTGAACGGCGCCCGCTCGTTGCCGACCTCGGTGAGACCCCAACGCTGCAGATGCTCGCGGTGCTGAGCGCGCCCGGTGATCATCTCGCCGGTGCGTATCGAGCGGTACGGACGGATGTCGTTCTGCACATAGGGCGCCACCGCCGGCGGCAGTGGTGCGGTGAGGTCGAGCTCGACGAGTCGGCCCTCGCGCATGACAAAACGGCGGCGCATTTAGGTGGTGACCCCGAGGCCATTGGTGGTGGTGGATGGGGCGGCGCCGTCGAGGTCGATCTGCGCCGAGCTTGCCAAGCCTGCCAAGCCTGCCAAGCCTGCCAAGCCTGCCCTCGCG